CAAGATTTTATACTTATTAAGTAATCTTTGTCTTTATGCCATTACATTAGATTTGACTACCAGATAAGATGCAGTTAATCAAGCCGATTGTTAACAGAATTGTTAATCCTAATTTAATATTCTTAAGGGACTCTTACTTCTTGGATGGTATCCGTGGCTGTGTATTAGAAGGAAGTTCCCGTTCTGGTAAGACTTGGTCTTGTGTAGACTTTATTATTTGGCTTTGCTCAGTAGTAGAAAAGGGTGCGACTATTAATATAGTTCGTGGAACTTACTCTAGTTTCAAAACTACATTGTACGAGGATTTTAATCGTAGACTCCCGATGTATGGTATTCCTTCCCCATTTGCTGACCGCCAAGAAGTGAAGTCATTCTGGCTCTTTGGCAACAGAATCAACTTTCTAGGTGCGGATAGTGAAGATGTTGTGCATGGAGTAGGATCAGATTATACTTACTTTAATGAGTTCCTTGATATACCTCGAAAAGTATTTGACCAGCTTGAACAACGTTGCCGGAAATTTTGGTTTGTTGACTATAACCCGAAAGCAGCGATGCATTGGGTTTATGATAAGGTCTGCAAAAGAAAAGATGTGGGATTTTTGGTTACGACTTTTCTTGATAATCCGTACATCAGCGATAATGAAAAGAATAAGATTCTAAGCTACGAGCCAACACATCCGGCCGACCGCCATCTTGAGGTTGAAGATTGCAGACCTCACCCAACTAACATTGAAGAAGGTACTGCTGATGATTTTATGTGGAACGTTTATGGATTGGGATTACGTTCTTCACCAGAGGGTCTTATATTCAAATCTGTGAAATGGGTTACTGAGTTTCCTACAAATATTGAAAACAATTTCTATGGACTTGACTTTGGGTATACTATTGATCCATCCGCATTGTCACATGGAGGATTGTATGGACGTGGAAAAAATGGAAAGCGGAATCTATTTTTGGAATGTCTATTTTATCAACCTACTGAATCGTTCGGGGATTTAAAACCATTACTTGATGAACACCTTGGAAAGAAGAATAAATGTTGGTGTGACCCATCTGGTGATTATGGAGGTAGAGATATGATCAGTGCTGGTCAACAAGCTGGATTTAAGTTGTATTCAGCGGCAACAGGAGCTGGATCGATAATGTATGGAGTTAGTGTGCTCAAGAATTTCAACATCCATATAGTAAAATCTGAGGCGACAATAATGGAGCATGGGAATTATAAGTTCCGTGAAATTCAAGGGATTCAAATCGAGGAACCTGTTGATGAGTACAATCATTGGTGGGATGCAAGTCGTATGCTAGCTTTGTCAGAATTGGAAATTTATGTAAGGAAAGACTCAAAATAGCCTAGAATTTAAGTCAAATCTAAAATAATTAATAATAATTATAAACAAATATGGAATGGAAAGCTAAGTATACCCCGACAACGCCAAAGCCTAATGATGTGCGATTCAAAAGAGTATTCGCATGGTTACCTAAACAGGTAGGTGGAAATGTCGTATTTCTAGAATACTATGAAGTGCTCCAAGCATATCTTGAACAGGCTGTGCAGTTGCGTATTGAAGGAAAAGATGCTATGTTTACGGTGGGAAAATGGACTGAAATTAGTCAGCGCACCATACCTAATACTCAACGTTGATTTTGATTAAATTATGATTAAAACTCAATTCAATTAATGAGCCACTTTGGAAATGATGGTTGGTGGAATGGATCATTTGATCCTGAGACCTTTATTGAAGCTGGACACAGACTTCCCGGATATATGTATGGGATAAATAGTGAAGCCCCATATTTTAAGTCCTTACTCCACGAGCGTGATTTCATTGATGCCTACAGATTCTGCCCTCCACTAAAAGCGATTATTGGTAAAAAAGCTAGATGCCACAATAATGGGATACTAGAATTTGTTCACCCTATTACGAACAGACCTGCCCGTGGCTCCGAAGCTCACATGCTCGAAAAACTCTTGCATCAACCTAATGTCCTACAAGCTGGTGATCAGTATTTCTCACAATTGAATCATTATGTGGATTTGATGGGATACTGTCCAATCCTAATTATGCGCGTTCCAGGATTTGTTGACGAGATTAAAGCGATATGGAATGTTCCTCCGTGGCTATTTGATATTGACTATACTAGGAAGTGGTTATGGGAATATAAATTGACTGGGATATGGAAAAAATTCTACATATTTTGGGAAGGCAAGCAGGTTGAAATTGATCCAAGAGATTTGCGGTTTGTGTTTGATGACGGGATTGGAAGTGAGTGTGATACAAATTTGATGATTCCTGATTCCAAGTTAGTAGGAATGGACTATGTTGTGTCAAATATAGTCGCAGCATATAAGGCACGAAATACTCTGATTACAAAACGAGGAGCCATTGGTATTCTTTCAAATGAAGGTACTGATGCTAAAGGGACACCATTGACTATTGATACGGATATTAGAAAAGACCTACAGAAGGACTTCAAATCTTATGGGATTGTAGGACAACCCTTCCAGATTATTTTGACTGACGCAAAAGTTAAGTGGCAACAGATGGGATTTCCAACAAAAGATTTACTATTGTTTGAGGAAATTACGGACGATATTGACAGACTTTGTGATGCCTATGGTTATCCTCCCGAATTACTAAGTAGACCTAAAGGTGCGACATACGAAAATAAAAATCAGGCACGGATTGATCTTTATCAAGATACCATTATTCCTGAATCCGTTTCTAGAATGTCTCAATTGACTTCCGCTTTAGTTAGTAAAGACACTCCTATAAAAATTAAAAAGAACTTTGATAAAGTCCCTGCTCTTCAACTAGAAGCAAAAGCGAAGGCAGAAGCAAGGGAGAAATTGGATCATGCTTGTCTCATAGAGTACAAGAATGGATTGATAACCAAGAACGTTTGGTTAGAGAAGTTAGGTGAGGAGAAAAGGACTGATCCTGAGTTTGACAAATATTATATAGACACTAAAGAATATGCCGACAGCATTGCATCCCAAAATAATAGAGCTCCAGAAGAGAAGTAGGGCTCTCGGAAACAGGTTTGATCCAACTGTATTGGATACGCCAGAAATGAAAGTTAGGATTGCTGGCCACGCGAAAGAAGTTAGGTCTGCAAGAAGCTTGACTGAGAATCAGCGTCTCGGATGTTTTTGTGTTTGGGGTGTTCGTGATACGAAGAAGACTATATGGGTAAGGGGAGTTTTCAAGAGATCTATTGCGGATCGTGGTCCAAAGTCTAATGCGAACCAAAAGATATTTGTTACTTGGATGCATAACCCGTTAGATCCTATTGGGCGAGCTGCTGAATTGTTTGAAGATGAATTCGGTGCATGGGTCGTTGCAGAGTTTGATGATCCAACTGCTGTACCAAATGCAAAACGTGCGATGTCACAAATTGATAGTGGTACTATAAATGGATGGAGTTTTGGGTTTGACTATATCTATACAAGGGAGGCGTTGGAATACCAAGAGGCAACCGATTCAGTATTAGTGAAAGATGTTGTACTAATGGAAACAACTCCAATCCATGTCCCATCAATTAAAGAGACATTCTCTGTCCGTGGGGAAACTGATTATGAAAGTAGAAAATTATTATTTGACGATGAGATTTCAGACTTTATGAAAGCATTGCCAAAACAGAAACAACTTGAACTTAGACATTTGATTTCGGAACATGAAGCATTGGTGCAATTCCGGCCTGAAGATCTTCAGCCTATTGTAGACCAACCGCAAGATGGGGAAATTAGAGTAGGGAGTTTAAGATTGAATATAAATAAATTGTAAACTTAAAATTGAAAAGAAAATGAAAATTGTAAAGCGAAAAGGATTTCGTGAACAGTATCTGGCTTTGAGACCGTACCAAAAGATCGTGCTCGGCTTCGGGTTGCTGTTTATGACATTAGCAGTACTCTTCGTTCAAGTTCAAGGCCATGCTCATAGTTTAGCCGAAGTGCTACCTATTGCAGTGACTCCTGGATTTAGAGAAGATGGTTTGGAAGGTGATGAACTTGCACTTGTTAAGAAGTTGAATACGAGAATGAAGGAGATGAAGATTCCTGTAGCTCCTGTAGACAAAGCTGAAACATTGATGCAAGTTAGGTCAGCATTTCCTGGATTATTTAGTACAGATGGTAAGCCTACCGTAGATTTTGAGAAAATGGTTGAAGCCCTTGGTGAATCAGACAAAGGTATTCGGTCTATTCTTAAAGAACAGGGTCAGGAATTACTTGACTTGAAAGCTAAACTTGCTGAAAATGGCGGAAAAGCATTTAATCTTCGTTCTGCATTAGATGCTAAATGGCCTGAAATTGAAAAAGCATTCCGCAACAAAGATGAAGCAAGAGAAGTGGTCTTCAACGTGCGGGCTGCTGCAACTATGACAACTGCGAATACAATTGATGGGGATGACTTACTGCCGGAAGATATTATTGAATCTTTCAGCATTGCGAAGTATGTTGCAAAACGTCAGCCTCGTGAATATGTGTTTGATATTGCTAGCAGACGTACAGTTGCGAAAGTAACTCAATATAAGACTTGGTTAGAAGAAGGTGATGAAGAAGGCGCATTCGCAGTCGTAACAGAAGGTGGGTTAAAACCACTTGTATCAACTGGGCTTGTAAGAAATTTCTGTGAGGCTCGTAAAATTGCTGGTAAATATGTCGTGACTGAAGAATTGCAAAAGTTTCGTCAAGAAGCTTATTCAATTATTCAGAGAATTATCCAGCAAAAAGTTCTTCGTGATTATGCTGCAATATTAACAACTTCTCTTCTTGCTGATGCTGCTCCTTATGTTGCATCTGCATTGGATGGTCAATATGAGGCTCCAACTGATTATCATGCTGTCGCTGCCGTGGCTGCACAGATTGAAGCTTTGGACTTTGCTCCAGATGTGTTGATCATCAACCCTCAGGACAAGTGGAGAATCGGAATGTTGCAAGATCCGAATGGTCAGTTCTATTTAACTATTACAACTACTGATCCTACTGGCCAAACTAGAATGATGGGATTCATTGTGCGTACTTCTAACAGAGTACCAGTGGGTAACTTT